AAAGGCGTATAATATTGAAGTAAAGCAAACCAATAAAGGTTACAATATAACAGGTGTAAATAATGGTAAAATTATTAGAAAATCAGTACGTTATATTGACCCAACTAATAAAATGAAAACTAACAAAAAGAAAAAGAATAAAAGAAAAACAAATAAAAAGAAAAAATAGATTCGTCAAATTTAAGTTAAAGATATATTGATTTATTTTAATATATGTTTTCGACAATTTTAGATATTAGCAGTTTTTTTATCGGTATGTTAATTAACCTTCTTCTTATCGCATTGATTTGTTATTACTTTAAGAGAAAATATGAGGCGTTAGAGGCTGCCCAAAACGAGCAGGCCAAAATCCTTTACAATTTAATACAGGGACAAACGCCTCGTAAACAATTTGATATCAATGAATTGATGAATAATAATATTACAAATAATATAGAATCGTTAAATATAAATGAGATTGTGTCCGAGTCTGAGAGCGAGGATGAGTCTGATAGTGATGAAGACATGGATGAAGTAAAATGTTTAATTATGAATGAGACCGTTCCGGTAGAGGAGATCGTAGACACACCCTTAGTTATAACTAAAATTGTAGACCCCGTTGTAAAAACCGAGGATGAACCAAAAACAGAGGAAGATTACAGCAAAATGACAATGAAACAATTAAAGGATATTTTATCTCAAAAAGGCATTTCTAGCAACCCGCGCATGAAGAAAAATGATTTAATTAATTTAATTGAAACGGGTGTTACTGATACTCTTAATTTATCGGGTGATTTGACCGAAGTTATTATATAATAATATATTAAATGAGTTGGGGCACTAATTATAACTGTTAATAATATGACTATACCTTATCCTGGCATTATTCAAGACGGGCGTTTTTTTACCGATTACTCACCAAATTCCGTTTTAAATGATTCTATTAAAATAAATAATGGTATTTCATCTAATACAAAATACAAGGAATATTTAACCAAAAATGCCACTAGTATTATGTCGGCCAATTTTAACACGGCAGGAACGGTTCGCGATTTAGGCAAAACATATCCGTACACATTTTCGGACGTAAACGATAGGACTATACCGCCTGGTTATGAAACAAGCCTGCCTAAAAATATGTATCTTACGAGAGAACAATTAAACTCAAATCAGATTCGACCCTTATTTTCTAATTTTGAATAAGTATGAATAAGTATAAACATACATTATATATATTTAATATAATGTATATTAGCATTGATGTAGGTATAAAAAACTTGGCTTATATTGTATATGATGATACAATCGTTGAATGGAAAGTAATTGAACTTTGCCCAACAAACGCAAGTAAGGCCAATATTATCGATATCGGAAAAAAACTATACGAAGTATTAGAACAAATTAATTATGATTTTGAAGAAGCCATTATTGAAAATCAAATTGGACCCAATGCGATAAGAATGAAATGCCTTCAAGGCATGATTACCATGTATTTTATTGGTAAGGGGGTCAATGTTATTTATTGGAATGCGGCAAATAAATTAAAACCCTTTATACAAACCAAAACAACTTATGCTGAGAGAAAGAAACTAAGCATTGTTGTAACACGCGCGATTATTGACAAATATTATAATACGCATTTAGATTATTATAATAGTCACAAAAAGAAGGATGATTTGGCAGACTGTTTTTTACAGTTAATAGATTATTTTTCCAAAAAGGGTATTAAAAATATAAATAGTAATGAGTTAAATATAAAGTTATAGATTATTTAATATATAATATGGAAGAGATTAGTTTAGATAGACTTAATATGGCAGACACACCATCTGTAAATTTTGGCGGTGGCATTGAGCTACTGATGAATGATCGAAAAAAAATGAATAGTGGTGACCATATCTCTCTTGAAGATGAATTAAAAGAATTGGATGATTTAGGTAAAAATGATTCCTTTAAATTTGAAGCCAAGCCTATTAAATTTGAACGTAATATTAATTTAGATAAAAAAGATGCGCCTATTTTTATTGGTAAGGAAACTATTAATATGGATACCCAACATCAAGCGCCTGATGGATTTAAACACATTGATAATATTCCTTTGGAAGAAGCCATTAAAAATATAGAGCACAAAACTAAAGAGGATATTCTAAGAGAGAAGTTTCAATATTTGCGAAAGTTAGAAACATTAGAAGGAAAAGGTGTCAATCTATCTAAACGTTACACTATGGAGTCGTCCTTAGATGAGATGAAGGGCGAGTATGAATATATTATAGCCGAAAAGGAACAGAAAAATAGCAAGCAATTTCAGGGCAAGGTATTAACTACATTGATTACTGGTCTTGAATTTTTAAATGGAAAATTTGACCCCTTTGATATTAAATTGGATGGTTGGTCTGAGCAAATTAATGAAAATTTGGATGATTATGATGAGATCTTTGCGGAACTTCATGATAAATATAAATCAAAGGCAAAAATGGCACCTGAGCTTAAAATATTGTTTCAATTGGCCGCATCTGGCATGATGATTCACATGACAAATACTATGTTTAAATCCGCCATTCCTGGCATGGATGATATTATGCGCCAGAATCCTGACCTCATGAACCAATTCACAAAGGCGGCAGTCAATTCGATGGAGAACACCTCACCTGGTGTCGCGGGATTTATGAATGAGTTTAAGTCCAAACCCATGCGCGAGGAAATGCGCCCACCACAACGCGAGGAAATGCGCGGCCCCGATAATATCAATACTATTTTAAGCGGATTAAATAAAAAGATTGATTTAAATGACCGGAATGAGAGCACTATTAGTGTTGAAGAGCTTGATAGTATGTCGAATATTCCCACATCCAGGCGCAAACGCAGAAGTGACAAAAATACTATAAGTTTAGATGTATGATGAATATAATGGTATAAATATTTAAAGATATATATAATTATTAATTATATATGTCTCAACTTGATCTTCTTAAAATTCATATCGAAAATATGAATAAGCGAATTCTAACCATTGAATCAGAAATAAATGAAAAGAAACAAATTATTATTAATTATGAAAATCAAAAAAATGAAATTGAATTTCATTTGACTAATGAAAACGCATTATATTCTAAATTGGTTGAAAACCATGCGTACCTGTGTGATGTAAAACAAAATACTTCATCTAATTATACTCAGCTTGAAGAAGCCGCTACTACACTTTTGGATATTTTAAAGAATAAGTGCGACGGAATTTAACACGTCGTTTGGTTTTACGGGTTAGTTTACGTTTTGATTTATTTTTTCGTTTCATGGATCCACCCGCAAACATTTTCACAACTTGATAATAACCTTCTGTAATTTTTTTTTTTCTAGTTTTACATTCTGCTGCCAAAAATAACTTAACCGGGTCAGATAATACATCCTTTGTAATTTTAACAACCGTTAAAGCAAATGCCTTTTTTGCGTTTGATAATTGAGATTCTAAATCGGATGGCAATTTGAATAATGGTTCTGGGTTAGCCTCTTTTTCAGTCTTATTTTTAACGCATGTTTTGTTATCACATCTTAAAAATGGTTGTTCATCAATATTTTCTATAAAATACTTATTTATAACTTCTATTTTTTTCTCTTTTTCAACAGCATTAATTGGGGTATAAATATATTTAATCATTTTAAAATTATCCGATGTTGCCTTTTCTTTTTCCTTTTCTGTTTGGACTATAGTTGTTTTTACTAGTACAAGGGTATTTTGTTCAAAAATAATACTGCAAATTCCCTGTTTTATTCTATCCTCAAATAATATATTTTGTGGTGAATTTTCATCAATATTCGCATTAGGATTATTTATATTACTTTTAAATTTTTCAAAAATAAAATTATTATATTTGATTAATTCTTGATCATTTAAGTTTATATCTAAAAACTCAATCGCAAGACGGGTCTTTTCTGTATATCTTTTTTCTGATATTAAATATTCTTTTAAACTCGGTATATCATAAATCGTATTTTTATAATATTTAATATTTATATTCTCCTTGTATTTGTTATCTATCATTTTATGACTAAACCATTTGTAATTTTCATATATCGATTTTTCTTTGTGGTACTCTATATAATTGTCATTGGACCATGGTTGGAATAAATTTCTTGTAATATCTTTATATTGGATTTGTCCATAATTATATCTTATTTCAAACAATTTATTTTTACGCGATGTTTTTGAAGTAGGTTTGTTATTAGTTGTATTTGTAAGTTCTTCCGTATTAGCTTCAAGTTCTAGTTTATTTTCATTAGCTATCTCAGCTTGTTTTGCCTCTAATTGAGCCTTTTTATCTTTGTCCATTGCTTCTATTTCTTTTTTCTTTTGTTCTTCTATTTTTATAAATTCATCTGTGTCTTTATATTGAGAATATTCGATTTGGTCAGTAGTAAATGTATAATAATTCTTAGATGCATTATTTAATGTAAAATGGCCTACTCTGGGTAATTCATTACCGTTATAAACTATATATAATGTATCCTTATTTGCTCTTATTTCATTTGTTATTACCGGTTTATCCAAATTATCAAAACGCATGTAAATATTAAATAATGATGAATTATCAGTAGATGATAATGATTTCATGGCAGATACGTCAAGCCGAATTTTATAAAAATTGTTTAATTTATCTAATAATAATTGCTCATTTTGCTTAAATTCATTATCTTGTATTTTTTCTGTAATAGTTTTATACTTAAAATCATACAAGGATTTCGTAATATCACCTAAATTTTTTATTTTATTATTAATGCTTGATACGGATATTTCATTTAATTCGCTTTTTAATGTTGTTGATTTGTTGATTGTTTGTGATGAACCGTCGATTCTATTCAAAGAATAAAATTCATTGAATTGTTTATTTAATTCATCCGCGTATTTTTTTTTTAATTCAGTTTTAAAGTAATTTGTAAACATAGTGTTATCATTATTTACAAAGCATATTATTTGTGTAAATGCTTGGTTATCTATGTTATTACCTCTATTTTTAATAGTTTCCTTTATGGCATTTATATTTTCTTTGATTCTATCTTTATAACTATCAATATTTTCATTTGTGTCTGCTGAAAATGGTTTTATAAAAATGATTTGATTCGTATTTTTATATAAATTATCGTTTAATTTATCGAGCTTTTCAAATGCTCTTTTTTCTTTTATTATTGCTTCCTTTATTGCTTCTTCTGCTTCTTTTTTATTTTGTTCAGATGTGATTTTTTGAGCATCTGATAAAGCCTTGGTTAATGCGTCCGTTGCTTGTTTTAATTCGGAACTTGCTTCTTTAGTCAAGGGATCATTCGTTTTTATCACTTGGTCTATACTTGCTTTTGACGGAATATTGTTTATAGTATATTTTGTATTTTTAAATATATCATTATACAAATCCTCATCTATTCCATTATAAGTTATATATTTATTAAATCTAGCCGCGCCATTATCATTCTCTTGGTCGAAACATGGTAATATAAATAAAGTATTTTTTTGAGTTTTAAATAAATTAAATATACTATATTTATATAATTGTTTCAATATTTGGTCTGTAAAAATGTGTTGTTCTAAGTTATAATTATTAATTTTTGTTGGATTTTTTAATATGTCAGTTCTTAAGTTAATTAATGACCTCATACCGTCGGCTTTTATATCTTTAAAGTCCTCCTGTTTTAATGGATGATCTATTTCCAACATGTGTCTAAAAAAATCCTTACCTGTAAAATCTATTAAGTCCTCTTTTATAAAGTTCATTGTTTCATAATAAAACGATGTTTGATACCTTTTAAAAGATATACTTTCCGTTGAAGGTCTTATTGTCATATATTATAGAATTAAATAAAATTCTCCTTGAATAATTTATTTTCTATTTCATCTATATTTTCTTCATCCTTACTTGTTTTTAATTTGCGTGCTAATTTCAATACTTTTATTGCGTCATTTACTTCCTTTTGTGTCACTTTATTATTATTCGTGTCCAACGTAATATTTAATTCCTTGTATTGTTCGGGTATTATACAATAGGCGCTGTGTTCATTAAACAAATAATCGGCAAACAAAATAAAAACAACCGTTAATATTAAAGAAGTTACTATATCTCTTGTACCCATCCATAATACAGCAAAAATTAATATTTGTCTTCCTAATGAGTATTTAATATAATTCTCCTGTGTTTTACTTAGTTCAATAGATATATATTTTGAACCTATATTCATGGTTAACATCACAATACCAGCAAAAAATTTGTTATCATTCAATGTTTTTAATATAGACAATGGGCCAGATATATCTTTCTTTTTGGGCATTATATATTATATTTAAAATAAAAAAATATATTTATCTAATAAAGAATGTCTCTTGCATTTTATGCTTCTCCCATAGATTTTAATAATAATAGCGATTTAGAAAAGAAATTAAATGTTGAAAAAAGTAAAATTAATAAAAATATGATTACTGAGATGAAAACATCTTTGGAAGCGAGTCCAACCAATATAATGGATATTCATAAAAACTTAAAAGAAGAGAATGATTCTGAATTGGATAATTTTTATAAAAAAGAAATGCCTGTTAAATCTGAACCCGTTATAAAAACGCAAGATTACATGCTTATGAATGAATCACTCCCTATTCCAAAATCATCTAATTCTGAAATGCTTCACAAATTAAATAATATCATCGAATTATTTGAAGACCAAAAAGAAATAAAAACGGGGCAAAAAAACGAAGAAATTATTTTATATTGTTTTTTAGGGGTTTTTGTTATTTATATTATGGATTCATTCGTAAGTATCGGAAAATACAGTCGTTAACTCTTTTGCAATATCAATAAATAAGTATTTAACATATTAGGAATTTCATATGTATCCATTATTTTAAAACCCGTGTCTATTGCCGACTGTTCTAAATTAGAGATATCATTTAATTCTAATTTATTAATTCTAGTTTCATTGTTGGTGTTTGTTATTTTTTCCGTTATAGTATTATTGTTATACTCAATGTTATACTTATATTTTAATTCAAACGATTTGGATGGTTCTTGATTTTTTATTTGAGATATATGGAAACCTTTCTTAAAATAAACAATTCCAATGAGCCCTTTATGAACTAACCACCTATACATGACATCTAAAAACGAATCTATATCAACCCTGTATATTGTAAATAAGGGGCAAATAATATGTGTATAACTGTTTTCTTGAAATAAATTTTTATAAGTATAATCTCCATATACATATCTATT